TTGTAGTCGTCGCTATCTTTTACACCAACTCGACATTGAGCGAAAGGTATAACATCAAAATCCGCTACTTTAAATGTAGCATCAAAACCAACGTGTATATAATAGCCTTCATTATCAACTAAAGTATTCGCCAATTCATCGGCAAAATCAATAAGTTTTTTGTCTCCTATTTTAAGGTTGTCCGCTTCGCCAAAACCTTTTCCAATTAAGTATTGAACCATTACGTTACTTGCCATTTTCGCAGTAATGGAATTATTTTTATAGGCTTCCATTCGCTCGGGATAAGCGTTGTCCTCGCCATTTTTATAAATTTCGAGTTTCTTATCCCAAGTGATTAACCGCTTTGCAATTTCCGCTAAAAAGCTTTTTACTCGCATTGGTTAGGATTTATTTTTTAGGTTGACGATCTCTTTTTGCTTTTGGTGCTTCGGTAATTGGCACTATTGGGGTGTTGTCGGTTTCTACTTCGATTCGGTTTGAGGTTTCAACAACTTCTTCCGATACTGTTTCGATACCCTCAATTACTGCTCTATTTTCGTTCTCTGATTTAATTAAAAAATGAGCTTTCAACGCTTCAATAGTTTCTTCATCGGGGTAAATATCGAATACTTTTTCAACTGGATAACGCTCTAATAAGACAATTGCTTTTTCGTCCGTTAAGTTAGCGTTGTTTACGTTTACGTTGTAGCCTTCGCCTGTATGACGTAAAGGAATGTTTTGATACTTTGCTTTTAATCTGAATTGTGATTCCATAAGATTAGATTTTTTTGATTGTGTTAATTTTTGGTAATACTCTTTTAATTTGTTTGGGCAAGTTCCGCAAACAGTTGTAACATTAAATTTTGCTTTATAATCGTTTAGGAATAACTCTAATAAACGAACACCATCGGCGTTTTTTCCGCCGATAATGCCGTCCAAAGTATAACCCAACCAATCAATTTGCATAGGGATTAAGGAGGTGTAATAGTAGAGAATTTATTAGTAAATGCAGTTTGTGAAGTACTTGCATCAGTATCTAAGAAAGTCAATACTGGTTTTGGTTCTTCGTAGCTTTCTACTGAACTTAATTCAACTGAAATAGTGCCGTCATTTTCATTTGATGCGTAGTTAACGATTTGTAATTCCATACCGCTATCATAACCACCAATTAAAAACTGTTCCGCACTTGCAACACCTTTGTATAATGTTTGAACCATAACGGTAAACCTACCGCCGTTCATTTCGTGCAATTTATTACGATTTGCAACGTTAGGAGTTAGGATAACAAACGAAAAAGTATGTTTGTATTTATCCAATCCAAGTTCTTTTTTTACGTACTCGAATTTTAATGCGTGGATTTGTTTTACGCTTTCAAGTAAGTAACCGATTTTTTCAGGCTTCAACTCAAAATTAGTTACTAATAATTTATTAGTACTGTTATAAGTGGTCTCCGCTTTATTAATATCCGACGTGTTGAAAAGTAAGACGTTAGCTTCTAATCCACCAATCGACGGATTTTCGCAATCGTTCAATATATCAGCAGTCAGTAAACCATCACAATTTGGCATAATTTTATAATTTTAAAAGTTAAACAAAACCGCTTAAATTAATAAGCGGCTACTGCCATATAAGATTCTAAGAATTTAGCATCTAAACTGAAAGCCACATCGATGTAATTCGATTTGTCTTTTTTCTCATACCAAGATTCCACAGTTCCGAAGTCAGACTCAGATAATGTACCAACTGGGATGTTGTCAGGTGTAGTAAATAAAATACGGTGCGGTTTGTCAAGTTTAGCAGTTGTATCGAACAATGCCTTAATATCTCTATCCCAATCGTATCTAACTTCTAAAGGATACCCCTCGAAATATAGAACAGATTTTCCGTTTTCCAACACTTCTAAGAAACCAGCACCAAGTGTTTTGCTTCTCAAAGTTGCACGGTAATTGTCAGCGATTGAACGTGTAACATAGAATTTCGCACTCGGGTCTTGTAACAATCTACTGTCAGCAGAATTAAATACAGTTCCTAAATAAGCTACTGCCGTGTCTGCTCCTAATGCTTGTGCAGAATAAGAAGAACCAGCGTTTTGCGTAATTGCTACATAGTTAGCATCGCCTGAATTTATTTCGGCAAAAATTTGTTTCCAAAGCCCATCAATAACATTGTACAAATCTAAATCAGTTCCAGCTTTGAACACACCACCATCGGCAATTAATTCACCCGCTTTGTCGCTAAACCAAATTTTAGTTGGCAACACTTGTGTAATCATTTGCTCGATTAAAGCAACGATAACACCAAGCTCTTGACTCCCGATTCTATCATAAAAATCAGGATTAATTCTTTGCGCTTTTTGGAATAACTTAAACAAGTTGTTCAAATCACCAGCACAATGCACCCAACGAGAATCAAATATTTCGGGATCCCAGAATTTTTCCGAGAACGTTACACCTGTACCAGCATTTGGAGTACAACCCGAAGCTTTTTTCAAGCTATCAGCGATATGTCCTGAAAACGGTATTTGTGTTTTGTATTGAATACCTACGCTCATAGCGTGGGACTCAGAAAGCGTACCTTGTAAGAACGCTTTTTCCATTATAAGTTGAGCAATATCCCTCGCTTCTTCGGGGTTAATGGTCAAATCTTCTACATCAATTAATGTTGCCATTTATTAGTCTTTTAAAAGTTTACGTTTAGTTGTTTGTTGTCCGTTGTTGGTGTAAAAGATAGCGACGACTACAACGGTAAAATACTTGTTTCAAAAAAATGGAGTGATGCTAAACTTGATGCAAAAAAGGACGTAACTATTTACGACGTTTTCAATCCAAATCCCGAAGTAATTAAGTATCAGGCTGGAATTAAAGAAGGCGACGACGATGCAACGATTATAAAGAAAATGAGCCAATACAAAGGGCAAATTATCTATTATAACTCGTATCAAAATTATTATTATCCACTTGCTAGAATCGATGCGGTTTGGACTGAATGCGCCACCATCTAATAAATCGTCGTAATCGCCAATATTAGCCATTAAATCATTGAAAAGCTCCTCACCCAACAACGGAGCAATATCTTCAATTTGTGTTTGGTTTAAAATGGAATTAAAAACATCGTTATGTACCGTTTTACTAACTTGTCGATACATTGCAACTCCATCACGGTCTATTAATTTAGTTGTTAGCATTGTCTTTTCGGTTTAAAATTCCTCTTACACTTACCTCTGTCGGGTTTGGAGTTCCTAATAATTCACGTGCAACTTCATCACTTACGCCGTAAATCTCTTTAATGATTGCAAGCGCAGAATTATAGTCTGTTGCACCACTTGAAACTGACGCAATGATTTCTAATAATGCAGTTACACCACCAACCGAACCTTTTAATACTGCTTGCGCTTTTTGTTTTTCAGCGAGTGCGGTGTCTTGGTCAATTTCCTTAACGATTAGCGGTTTAATAGATAAATAATCGCCTACGTAATCATTTTTCAAACGCATCAAATCATTAATTTGCGTTTCTAATTTGTTGCGTTCTTTTGAGGTATTTTCCCAATAGGTTTCTTTTAGCACTCGCAAACTTTCTCCACTATTCCCGAATAAACTACTTTCATCATTCTTAATTAACGCTGGGTGCATCCCGTTGTAAGCCATTAATATTTTTTTGAATGCGCTACTTTCGGTAAATTCAAAAAGTTTGTCGTCAATATTGCTTTCGATATTCTTAAATAAAATTGCATCCTCAAGATTTTCGCCTTTAAAATCAATTTCTAAATGTAAAACACCGCCAGCATTCCCAGCACCGACAAATTCTTTTATAGTTTTGGTAAATTCCTCTCTTTCACTTTCGGCATCTTGTAAGTTCTTTTTGTCTTGGCTTGTAGCGGTTGCGTGACTTGCTTTTTCAATAAATGATTCATCAACTAACGGACGTGTAACTACTAATGTTTTGCCGAAGAAACCACGTCTAAGTAATTCATTTTTGTAAGTACTTGCCAAATATTCGTTGTCGCATTCAGTCCAAACCGCATCGATTCTAGCAAGTGGATAATAATAATTTTGATACGAGTTATAATAGATAATTTGCCCTTTGTATTGGCTCATTTTCTTTATAATTGTTGCATAGGGATTAAGGAGGTGTAATAGTAGAGAATTTATTAGTAAATGCAGTTTGTGAA